GATGGAGGAAAATTGCATTTTCTACGAGGTGACAGAAACTATTTTTCATGCCAATACAGAGTAGCTTCAGGCTTGAAATACAAGATGCTACCAGCTTGCGCTCCAGCTCCCGGTTTAAAAATATCAATGACGTACATGTCTCCACAGCCCCGCTTATCGGTCACGGACCAGAAGCCAGTTGTCATGCTTTGCCCCGATTCTTCGTCATCATAGGTCAGGTTCTTGTTGATTGGATGCCATCGGTTGAAGGACCGATAGGTGCCTTGCTGCGCGCCGGGGGCTATGCTGATCGTCTTATCGTATACGAGATCGTTACGGCGGCCGTCCACAGGAGCTGTCATGAAGTCGTCCCAGTCGACATTTTGAACGCCCTTCCAGAGTCCATCGTCAAAAAATTGACCGTTCACAGGTTGATTGACCACTCGTGCGTATCCCGCACTGTTTTCAATATAGGGGGCGAAGTTGGTAGTTGTTCCATTGGTAGCCAGACGGTAGTTGGGGTTCTTCGAAAAGATGACAATCCTTCGCCAAAGCCAAGGAGTGCTGTCATTGGATGAGAAGGTAATCTTCTCTTTTAGGCCACGCATGAAGCAGGTGACCGCATTTCGGGCCGATTCAGCTGACACTACGTTGGCGATGCCGTTGCTGTCTGACAAATCCCGTGCGGTTGCGGCCCACACATACAGGGATTGTTGAGTGACGGGGGCGGGGCCTCGATTATAGGTGTTGCTACCAACAGGAGTTCCTACACTGACGTTCGTCTGCAGGACCATCGTGTCTCTCTTCTTTCGGCTGGTGGCATTGAGAAGTCGCTTTTTCGTCATGCGACGAGACTTGTTGAAGCGGCGGTTCGTTGCGCGGTAGCGGCGGCGGATTGGATTGCGTGGATCGGCGCGGGAGTAGCGCTTTCGGGTGTAGCGTTTTCGGGTACGTCGGATGGGCATCTTGGCGTGCGGGGTCCATGCAGTTTTGTTGAGGGACCTCGGGTATTTATAGGGGGGGTGCGTGTTTTTTTTTTGGGGTCTACAAGGTTAAGTTGCGACCCCAAAAATTGACATGCGCAGGTTCAAGCTCGATAACGTCAACTATGTCCTCCTCACCTATTCCGATTGTCCGAACGATTTCGATCCTCAACTCATTATCAACGCAGTTGTCGGAACTGGAGCAGTGTACCGACTTGGTCGAGAGTTGCACCAGAATGGCAAACCTCATTATCACTGTTTCGTACAGTGGGATGACGGATATTCTACTCCGGACGCCGGTGCAATTTTCAACGTGGGAGGCCGTAAAGCAAACATTAAGCGGTTTTCGGCGAATCCTGGACGACGCTGGGATTACGTCGGCAAGTACGCCAACCAGAAGGAGGGCCACTATATCATTGGAGATCAATGCGAGAGGCCGGGCGGTGATAAGGAGGACTCCGAGAGGTCTCAATCTGACATCTGGTCAGAAATTATCAACGCAACGTCTCAAAGCGAATTTTTTGAGAAACTGGCGGCTCTTGCTCCTAAACAGCTCGGATGCTCTTTTAGTAGTTTGAAGCTGTATGCTGATTGGAAGTATCGTCCGGAGCAGGAGGAGTACATCACTCCGATTGGTCAATTCGAGGTTCCTGAGGTACTGTCTGATTGGGTGGTGGATAACTTGGAGTCAGAGGTTGTAGGTATGTCTTGTCCGTCGTTTCGGAGACACGCACGGCCCCTCTCGGCCTTCGGGCCTCGTCCCCCGGAGGGGGGCTCGTGCTGTCACCTGCACTCGAGGACGCCTGAATACATTGTGATCAGGGGTATATGTGCTAACCTTTTTAGGAAGACCGAAGGGACTTGTGTTGTTTGGTCAGACTAGGCTTGGAAAGACAGTGTGGGCTAGATCATTAGGCAACCATGCTTATTTTGGTGGCCTTTTCAACATGGATGATCTTTGCCAGGACGTCAAGTACGCTGTTTTTGACGATATGAATGGTGGTTTTGGTTTTTTTCCTTCTTACAAGCAGTGGCTTGGTGGTCAGTTTCAATTCACTTGTAACGACAAGTACAAGCATAAGCAGAGGGTGATCTGGGGCAAGCCCACGATCTGGGTGTGTAACAGGGACCCGAGGTTAGAGGTTTACAAGGCAGGGTGTGAACCGGACTTTGCATGGATGGAGGAAAATTGCATTTTCTACGAGGTGACAGAAACTATTTTTCATGCCAATACAGAGTAGCTTCAGGCTTGAAATACAAGATGCTACCAGCTTGCGCTCCAGCTCCCGGTTTAAAAA